AACGACAAACCCGTATTATCAAAAAGCAAAAAAGAGATATAATAGTAGTAGAAAACAAATGTACAAAGAGATGAAAAAGAAAAATGACAAACGAAGATGAAAAACAAACTTATCCAATAGAATATCAAATCTTTGCACTTTGTTTAAGAAATAAAGGTTCTGTATCCTTTTTTGTTGAACAGCTTCCAGCAGAAATGGTAGGACTGAATCATGGTCAGCTTGGAATATATGAATTCTATAATGCTATAGTTGCATACTATAAAGCAACTGCATTAGACATTGTAGATCCAATAGCATTTAAATCGTGGCTTGAAACAGAAACAGATATATATGACGCACTCGGTGGTATTCCTGGCGTTGATGCAATGTTTTCTATACTCCTTGAAATAGATTTATCAGACCAAGAATCTGTTTTAAAGTTGATAGAACACAAGGCAAATAAAAGAAAGCAACTTGAATACTTACAAGAACTGCAGATACTTATTAGTCAAAAAAATAATAAGTCTGATGAGGATATAGATAGAATATCTATACTAACTACCAAGATTAGAGAAATAGAAGGCCAGATTAATTATGACCCACTAGAAAAGGTTACGACAGCATCTGACATTTCCTCTAGAGCAAGAGAACTTTTAAATATACCAGACTTCATGCCTACTCAATTCAAAGCACTTAATAGAGCAATGGGGTATACAGACGAAGGTGGGTTCTTTAAAGGGGCAGTTCATGCCATAATCGCACCATCTGGCAAGGGTAAATCGACTTTTGCTAAGTGCTTAGTAAATAACTGGGTTGATAATGGTTATTCTGCTTTGTTTGTGAATTTTGAGGAGGCCACTGCTCATTGGGAGCGTGTATTAATGACTCAAATTATAGGAAAAAACGTCTATGCTGAGCTGTCAAAATGGTCTACTCAAGAAAAAGAAAAGCATCTAAAAGTTTTTCAAGATAAGTTAGATGAATGGGGTGAAAGATTTATGGTAAGACATGATCCAGATACTCCATACTTTGAAGACCTTGAAAGATGGCTTAGGGATTTAATGGGTCATAATTCAAAGCTTCCAGATGTTATTGTTATTGACACAATACAGTCTATGTTTACTAGGGGTGGAAAAGGTAAGCCTAGATGGGGAGAGTTTGAAGAAATGATGGTAAGACTAGAAAAATTAGCTAGAGACATGAATTGCGTTTTAATTATTACTGCGCAAGAAAATGCTAATAGAATGAAAGAAAAAAGAGAAGTAGTTCAACAGTCTGATACTGGTGGATCTCTTGCTATTCAACAGAAATGCGCTGTAACAATATTTATTACTGAAAAAAGATTAATATCTGGAGATGATTCAGATGACGAGTACTTAATGCAATTGCAGATACCAAAAAATAGAATTACTGGATCAACTTTTATATTTGATCCACCTTTAGTCAGATATGTAGACTCTAAAAAAACATATGAAGAGTATAATGTAGTAACAGAAGAATCTTATAGCACAGCTTCTTCTATACTTGACGATCTATTGGGCGGTGATTTTTCTTAATGAACAAGGTAACTCCAAAGTCTTTAAAAGACTTTCAAACATGTGCACTACTTTATGATTATAGGTATGTAAAAAAGATGAATGAAACTATTCCTAGTAGGGATTTAGTTTCTCTTAGATTTGAAAATACATTAAAAAGTGTAATGAGCTTTTTTCTATATAAAAAGCAAAGCGGAATGCCACCGTCATACTCGGCATTATTAAATAGATGGCAAAAGCTTTGGTTCCCAGAAGGTTCCGGAGTGCAAGATATTATTAATGATAAGCATGAATCAGCCTATGGTAATATGGCTAGCTTAACAACTAAAGCAGCTGCTTGTCTGTTGGTTTTTTATAATTATTTTTCTGATCCAGATATTATTCCAATTGGTATATCTGAAGAATACTTTTTGCCCGTCAATAACACTGTAGTATCAGACGTTTTTGATTTAATCTATACTAAAAATAATTGTATTTATGTAGTTAAATGGGTATTTAATTATAAAACATCTCATGAGCACTTGTACGTTCTCGATTTTGCATGCATGCAGTACGCTTATAGTAAAAAGAAATTAATGACTAACAAACCAGTATATTATGGATATTATGATATATTAGCTAATGATTCTAATCTAAATCTGTTAGATAAGGAATCAGATTATATTGACCTTGTAAACTTTTGGGTGGAAGAGTTGGAAGATTCTGAAGTATACGCACCAAGAAGAGGTTTAACCTACTACTGCAAGAAATGTCCGTTTGATACACCCTGTTCAAAATGGTCTAAATGGAACCTAAAGGAAGAAGAAAATGTCAAAGCAAAATGATAAAAAAGACTTACTAGATGATCTACTTGACGATTCACCTATTGTTTCAATGATTTCTGAAGAAGATAAATTTTTAGAATCTATCATTGAAGAAGTTGAACTAATAAGCGATGAAGGCTTGAAGTCTTTTGTGAGATCTATACTAATAAGGGCTGATCTATTTTGGAAGATACCCGCTAGTTTTTCAGGTAAACATCATCCACCAGATGAAAGATTTGCTGGCGGAAACGTACTGCACACAAAGAGAGTAGTAAGAGCGGCAAAAATACTTTGCGAGTCTCATAGTGTGTCTTCAGAAGAGTTTGATCTTGTTATAGCTGCTTGCCTTTTACATGATATAACAAAAGGAAAAGAACAGGTCGACGGGTCTGTTAGGTATGATAAGATGCATCCGTATACTGTTGTAGATATAATTAAAAAATGTCAAGAAGAAGATAAAAAGTATGCAAGCGAAGCTCAGTCTTCTACTCTTTTTTTAAATGAAGAAGACGTACAAACAATTTTGAGACTTATCAGATGTCACTTAGGCCCATGGTCTCCTATACCAGAAACTGTTCCAATAACTTACTTAGATATGATTGTTCATACAGCTGACAATTTAGCTTCAAAGCTTCACTACATAGTCGACGGAGAAAACATAAATGAAGAACGATGGAAAGTCAGCTGATTTTTCTGAAGAAAAAATGTTTAAAAGAAACTATTTAGTTTCAAACATAGAAAAGCTAATAGAAGAATCCGTTTACTATCGAACCTACTCTTTTGAAATGAAGTCAGATAAGGTAGTAATATATAACTATTCACAAGATTCTGGCAAAGGAAAAATAAAGTGAAGCCTGAAAAAGATCAATCAAAGTACTTGAGCGCATGGAAATATGTAGAAGTAGCTAGGTATGTACCATCTTTGTCTAGGGTTATTAGAGATAAAAAAGACAATAATCCTTTAGTAATAGACTATTCAGACGTGGATGCTTACTCAGATAAACATGCAAACACTCGGAATATATACTTCTGTATGGCTATACAACAGTCATGATGTAGATTCGTCAACAAGATATTCAAACCTATATTTTGATTTAGATTCAAAAGATATAAACGAATCTTATCTAGAAGCAAATAAACTTATTGATTTTTTAAAAAAGAAAATTCCAGAAGAAGCTATTAGAATATACTTCACTGGCAAAAAAGGTTTTCATATAGAATGTGATGCAGTAGCACTTGGAATTTCTCCAGGTAACGATCTTCCTAAAGTTTATAAATTTATAGCATCAGACATTAAGAAAATTTTATCTTTAAACACACTTGATTTGAGTGTCTATGACCTTAGAAGAATGTGGAGACTTCCTGGGTCAAAGCATCAAGATACTGGCTTATATAAAACCTTATTTACTTTTAGTGAATTTAGCTATGGAATAGATTTTATTATGAATAGTTCTAAAGAAAAAAAGAATATTGATTATGAACCTTATGTTTTTTCCTACAAAGCCAATGAGTGGTATAGGGAGTACTCTTATAAAATGGAAGAAGAAAAAGAAAGAAGTAAAGACTTTCTTTCTTACTTTAACAAAAATGGCACTAACGCACTTAAAAACTTTAAAGCTTCAGAAAAAGTTTTTACACCAAAAGAACTATTCAAAAGCTGTTCAGCATTTGCAAGACTTTATACGCAAGCAAAAGAACAGGGTTTCTTGGAGCATGAGGCAAGACTATTTCTTTGCTCTATTCTAACTTATACAGAAGAATCAATAAAAGTTTTGCATGAGATTTTAAGTATGTGTCATGACTATAATTTTGAAAAATCCTCTGCACATATTAATGATTGGATAAAGAGAAGAGAAATGGGCATTGGTGGCAGACCATATACATGTGAAAGAGCTAACTCTGTTGGCGTTGGTTGTGGTAGCTGTCAGTTAGAAGAAAGAAAAAAATGGGTTAAAGTAGGAGAAAAATATATAGAGACTCAAGAAAAGTCATCTCCTTCACCAATAAGATTCGCTTATAAAACAAATAGAAAGGAAAATGATGGAAAAGATAAATAATCCAGATGATGTTATTGGAGTTTGTTCTGAGTGCAAATCTGATCAACCAATGTCTTACATGGAAAAGAGTTCTTTTGCGCAACAAGGACTATCCGTTCCGTGCACATATTGTGGCGGAGTAGTAATTATCACCTATAGAGAAAGAAGAGACTCTTCTTTAGACTCCAGCGATAGAGAAAGAGGACTATAATAGTTCCATGAAGAACTGGACGAACCTGCATAATCATACCGTTTTTTCTATGCTAGATGGGCATGGAGACATAGAGCAATATTTAACAAGGGCAAAATCATTACGGGATGTCAGGCCTTGCAACGACAGACCATGGCAATATACACTCGTGGCTTGACTTTTATGATGCAGGTAAAAGTATTGGGGTAAAACCGATACTCGGATCGGAATTCTATCAGGCTAGAAAAACTAGATTTGATAGAGATGAAGAAGAAAGATCTGGTCCTGCAAAAAATGAGTGGGAACAAAGAGGCCCTTATCATATAACCATTCTTGCAAAGAACAATATTGGGTACCATAATATTATTAATATATCCTCTAAATCTTTTATAGATGGATATTATGGAAAGCCAAGAATTGACCACTCTTTAATAGAAGAATATAGTGAAGGAATTATAGTCCTTTCTGGCTGTCTAAACGGAGAAGTCGCTCAAGCTCTTTTGAGAAACGATTACCAGTTTGCTCTTTCAGCTGCTAAAAAAATGCAGGATATCGTTGGCAAAGAGAATTATTTTATAGAGATACAAGATCATGGTCTTTCTGAGCAAAGAAAGATATCTAATTTACTTATTGAAATAGCTCAAGAAATAGGAGCAAAGATAGTTCCAACTGGAGACTGTCACTATGTGCACAAAAAAGATGCACAAGCCCATGACATTATGTTATGCGTTGCAACTAACTCAAATGTGAATACTCCAGATAGATTTTCTTTTTCTGGAGAAGAGTTTTATCTTCAATCTTATGATGAGATGGCATCTAGATTTCCAAAAGATTGGTTAGATAATACAATGTTAGTTAATGACATGGTAGATGTAGATCTTTCTTTTGGAGAAATACACTTTCCTAATTTTCCAATACCAACAAAAGAAGGCTCAATAGAATACTTTGAGAGATTAGCGTGGGAGGGCTTGAAGAGAAAATATGGAGACCCTCTTCCACAAGAGATATTAGATAGGGCTCTTCATGAAATTAGAGTCGTAAAAGACATGGGTTTTCCAGAGTACTTCTTGGTTGTTTCTGACCTTGTTAGGTGGGCAAAAACAAATGACATAAGAGTTGGTTGGGGTAGAGGCTCTGCTGCTGGAAGTGTTTTATCGTACGCTTTTGACATTACAAATCTAGACCCTATTAGATTTGGTCTTCTCTTTGAAAGATTCTTGGTTGAAGGAAGAAAATCAATGCCGGATATCGATCTAGACTTTGACGATAGACATAGAGATAAGGTAATAGAATATGCAAAAAACAAATATGGAGAAGATAAAGTAGCTCATATTTGTACATTTAACCGAACTGGAGCAAGACAATCTCTAAGAGATGCTGCAAGAGCTTTAGGTTATGATTTTTCTGGTGGAGATAAGATAGCAAAACTTGTTCCACCTCCTGTTTTGGGCGTGTCCAAAAGCTTGTCTGAGTGCATGGAAGTTGAAGAGTTTAAATCTGAATATGAATCAAACAAAGACTCAAAAAAAATAGTCGACACAGCTTTAGGTCTAGAAGGTCTTGTAAGACAAACAGGCATTCACGCTGCTGGAGTTGTTATATCAAAAAATAAATTGACAGACTACCTTCCTATTATGCAAAAAGGAGTAGACAATCCAGTTGTGACTCAATGGGATATGGGAAGAGTCGAGCAGTGTGGACTTTTAAAGATAGATTTTTTAGGACTAAGAAACCTGGGTGTAATTGATTCATGTTTAAAGCTAATCAAGAAAAAACAAAACATAGAAATAGATTTAGATTCTATTCCTCTTGACGATAAGAGAACTTACGAAGAACTATGTAGAGGGAATGCTGTAGGGGTTTTCCAGCTTGAGTCATCTGGTATGCGTCAACTAATGGTTCAACTTCAGCCTCAAAATATAGAAGACATTATGGCATTAATCTCTCTTTATAGGCCTGGTCCAATGGGTTCTGGCATGGACAAACTGTACATTGACAGAAAGCACGGGCGTGCAAAGGTATCTTATGATCACCAAAAATTAGAAAAAGTTCTTGCCCCTTCTCTTGGAATCATGCTGTATCAAGAGGACGTTCTTGGTGTTGCTAGAGAATTGGCTGGCTTTAGTTCTGCTGAAGCTGATGATCTAAGAAAAGTTATTGGCAAAAAGCTTATGGACAAAATAGCTTTGTTTAGAAAAAAGTTTGTTGATGGTTGCGTGGAACACTCTGGAATATCTGAGTCTTCAGCTAATAAAATATATTCAGATATTGAGTACTTTGGCGGATATGGTTTTAACAGAGCACATGCTGCAAGCTACGCTATGATTTCTTATATAACAGCGTATCTTAAGTCAAACTATCCAGCTGAATATATGGCAGCTCTTTTGACATCAGTTGCTGGAAACAAGGACAAACTATTTTTATATTTAAATGACTGTAAAAAATTAGGCCTTAAAGTTTCTCCTCCATCTATTAATTCTTCTGGAATTGAATTTGAAGTATTTGATGGAAATAGAATATTATTTGGACTTGGTTCCATCAATGGAATAGGAGCCTCTATAGCAGAAGCCATTATTGAATCAAGAGATGTTAACAACCCTTATAAAAATTTATATGATTTTTATAAAAGATGTAATCCAATAATATTAAAAAAGTCAACACTAGAACACTTGTTCTACTCTGGTGCTATGGATGATCTTGTTGACAAGACTAATGAAGACGATGAAGATATTAGTAGATCTATTGAGCTTTCTATTCTTGAGAAAGAGAAAGAAGAACTTGGAATATACGTTTCAAAACATCCGCTTGAAGGCATCTGGGACATCGTGCAAAAAAATATTGATCTTGAAATTATTCAAGTTCAAGAATGTAATGCGGGAGCATATATTAAAATGGGTGGAATTATTACATCTTCCAAAAAAATTATCACCAAAAAAGGAATGAAGATGTATAAGTTTAACCTAGAAGACCCTACTGGAGAATTAGAAGTAGTAGTGTTTCCTAGAGAAGCTAAAAACTATTCAGATGAATTTTTTAAAGAGGGCGAAATAGCCTATATTACTGGCACAGTCAATAAAGAGACGGATGACGAAAATTCCACATATAAAATATTTTTAACATCAGTTGAAAAAGTAGACACTTCAACTATATATAGCGGTCAATCCGTATATGTAGATACAGACTGTATAACAAAAGAAGAGTTAGATTGTATTTATGATATAATAAAGAATAATAATGGAAATAAACAAGTATATCTAGTGCAAAAGAACAACGATAGAAAATTTTATTATAAGTTTAATAAAACAACAAATAAAAAAGCAGAACGATTAATACTTCAAATACTACAAAAGGAGAGCCATGGCAGCTAATGGCAGCTTTAAAAATCCATCAGAGAGAGACTGCTGGTCATATTGTTTTTCATGCGGTAGATGCCAAGACAAGGGCAGATACACAAAGTGCAACGGATGCAGTGGGCGATACGACCCATCTGGAGTTATAGAGCCTCATAGTGAAGACTTCTGTGATTGTAGAAATGGGGTTTTAAGATGGAGAACAAAAGAAGGTCGAATATTAATGACTAGATTTAATTCAAATCCATACGCTGGATCTGTTACATACGAAAAGATGTCTGAAGATGAAAGAGATTGGGAATCATACCTTAAGGATATGAGAGAGAAAATGAACGACCCAGATTGGAACCCAATAACAATCTACGGAAATGATTAACTTATTTAGGAAATGAAAAGATAATGAAACAAGAACTAGCAAAGCTTTCAAAAAATAATATTTCTTTAGTGGAATATTCTGAAGCAACCCATGGCTACGACGACAGAATGTTTATACAGTGTGGCGTCGTTGGATTTTTCGTTAATAGATCAGAGGTTAAGGATCTTTTTGATGTTCTTAACTACTATCTAAACATAGAAAACTTTAAAGACTGCTACATAACAATAGGGAAAGAAGTAGTTTCAGCCCTGCCATTAGATCCAGAAGGAGACTCTAATAATGAATAGATTTGATGAAGAAATGGAGATAGGTTCCACAGGATGGGTTTCCATTGGAAATGGATCTTATAGAAACATATATAACAATCACATTCTAGATGCTGACGGCAGAGAGTTCGATGAATCTGGAAATATTGTTTATGACCCTACAGGTAGAGATATAAATGGCAATTAATATTACGTCTGTTGATAAGATAGATTCACTAACAAAGCTTTCTCTTATGGATCTATCTTATTCCAGGATAGATACATACACCATGTGTCCCGCAAAGTACTTCTATAGCTATATAACAAAAGAACCAAGGTTTTTTAATGAAGCAGCAACTTTGGGCAACATCGTGCACGCAGTGCTCGAGGATAACATTCAATCTACTGAGCACGTAGATTATGAAAAGCTGTTGTATTCGTATCAAGAAAAGAAGTCCCACTATGATCCAGAATCTATTATTAATCCTGAACTAATTGACGTAGGCAAAGTAATCTTAGAAGAGTTTTACGATAGGCATTCTGATGAAGATTTTAATGTTGTTTCAAAAGAAATGTCTTTTTCGTATGTCCTAGGGTCATTCTATGTAAATGGATATATAGACAGAATTGATGAGTTTGATTCAAGAGTTGAAATCATAGACTACAAGACTGGCAAGTGGGAAGTAGCTGCAAAAAATATTAAAGATAATTTACAGCTACGGAATATATGCTGTAGCAGCTTCTTTGGCTTTTCCTCGGAAAAGAAATTTATGCAGAGCTTTACTATTTAAGATCTGGCAAAAGAAAAGGTCATACGTACACCGCTGAAGAGCTAGAAGAAGTAAAAGCAAAGATAGTCCAAAGCGGAAATAAGATACTAAACGACTATAACTTTTTGCCAACTTCCAATGAAAGAGTGTGTGGATTCTGTGATCACGCTAAGTCTGGAGCCTGTGCTACTGGTGTAGCAAGAAACAGAAAGACCAGGAGCCGTTAAGCCCCTGGTCTTTCTGTTAAAAAATTAATTTAATATAATCAGACGAGCTCTGATGGCTCAAATGGATTGTTGATTGAATCCTGGACAAGGTCAAAAGAGTAGTCAGAATCAACTACTGTCTTGATGGCTTCATCTGTAGGAATGCCAATCTCCTCAAGTGCTTTTACAGCAGAAGACTGTACATCTACTACGAAGCTATTGATAATCATGTTTAATGTGTCCATTTTGTTTCCTTTTTGTTGTGGTTTGTATTGTTATAAAAGTTAATGTATAATGTATACTACGATTAGACGTTTATAAGGATATCACTATGAGTATATACCATGTCAAGCCAAATGAGTTTTTTCTCGAAAAATCTTTGCGAGCTAAACACCCAGATTTTAAAAAGATACTTTCCAGTCGTGTTGATAAGGTCATCATTGAGAATGACATGGTAGCACCAAAAGGTGGAAAAGGCAACGCGTACAGGCATACAAAATCTGGTTACAGAGAAGATATCCGGAATGAATGTTAGATCAAGTTGGGAAGCAAACTTTGCTAGGGTATCTCAGCTCTATAAAATAGAAATAGAGTTTGAACCTAGAGTGTTTACCTTTCCGGTTAAAAGAGGAACAAAAGGATATACTCCAGATTTTTATTTAACAAAAACCGAAGAGTGGATTGAAATAAAAGGTTTCTTAGATGACAAAAGTAAAATAAAACTTAAAAGATTTAAGAGGTACTACCCAGAAGAATTTGCAAAGCTGACAATGGTTATTAGCAAATATTCTACTGCTGCTAAATCTTTTGTTGAAGAAATAGAAGTCCCACAAATAATTTATTATGAAGACATTAGGGACTTCTACGCTGACAAAATATATAACTGGGAAGGAAAGTAATATGGCAGCATACAAAGAGCAGTATTATACGCTCGAAGAAAACGAGATGCAGGATCTAATAGATAAAGCA